AGCAACTGAAAGATTTGCTTTCAATGCGCATGATGTCGGGAATGTCAGCGGAACCGCTTCCGCCCGTGTTCCTGGTTCGCTTATCGTTCTCGCAACCAGCAACGCTTCCTAAGCGTAGCCGGTCTATCTCAAGCCCTCGGCATCACTGCCGGGGGCTTTCTCTTTGTCTAATGCGTTGTCCGAGCCTACGGCTCTGTGTGGGATACTTACACTATGTTGACCCGTGCCGAAGCCATTGCACAAGTGAGCCTGTTTGTGGATGCCCAGTCATACCCGCAACTGTCCACCACCGATATAGGGTCTATCCTTGATGGCCTGTCCCGGTTCTCTACATGGACCGCCAGCACGGCTTACTCTGTTGGTGACCGTGTTGTACCAGCAGTGCCTAACGGTCGTGTGTATGAATGCCGAGTAGCAGGGACAAGCGATAGCACCGAACCAGACTATCCGGCTTACCCTGCGTATCAGTTCAAGGGATTCACGATTGAGGATGGTTCATCGGATCCGGTACTAACGTGGGTTGATATGGGTTCAATCAATGTGGAACGTTATGATGTCCGCTCAGCTACACGCCAAGCGTGGCTCATTAAAGCATCCCGATGTGCTTCAGACATCGATGCCAAGGAAGGCACAAGCGATGTCAAACTAAGTCAGCTCAAAGCTCACTGCTTAGAGATGGCTGAGAAGTATCGTCCGGTGGTGTTCGCATGAGCCCCATTCTCCGTGCAACGCTACAGGCTGGCTTGGTACGTAACCTTTGCCAGACACCTATTGAGGTTCACCGCTTCACTCTGACCGAAGATGGGCGTGGCGGTGTTACTGAGACGTGGCGGAAGGTTGCCGATTACAAGGGCAGGTTGTCAAACCAAAGCGATACGGAATCGATTGTAGGTGGTGGTATCCAACCATCAGCAGGCTGGAGTGTTACCCTTCCGGTTGGTGCTGATGTGATGGCTCACGATAGGGTCTACGTTGTAGGCGATGAATCAAAATATTACGATGTTGTTGGGACAGACTTTGGGCAAACCGATCTGCTGGTTCAACACGTTGGACTTGTGGAGAGAACGGCATGAGCCCTGAGATGTGGGTGCAGATGGGCATCCAAGCTTTTGTGACGTTGTTTGCGATTGGTTCGGCTTGGGTTGCTTTGCAGGTACGGCTTGCTAAACTCGAAGTACAGAACGCTAACATAATTCAATCGCTTGACCGCCAAGGGCAAGAAGTGCGGATGATAGAACAACGGCTGGGCAAACTAGAGAATAAGGTTTCAGCGATGGAGGCACGAAGAACATGAATGGAATTTCAATCAAGCGATTGGTCGTAGTTGTTGTCGTGGCTTTTGTAGCTGCATTCACCAGTGTTTTCGGTGATGGCATCCGTACTGCACAAGCGCAGGATGTCGCCGAGCTGGGCGCAGTGCTGGCACTGTACGGCTCCAAGGCGGTAGCGGCTGGCGTCTCCGCTGCGGTGTCTAGTGTGCTGGCGTTCTTGACGATGCCGTTTAAGGGTACAGACATGAATGCGCTGAAGGTGGGCAAATGAATCTGCAAAACTACAGGCTGGAACCTAACCCGAACGTGGTCGGCGACTGGTTTGTATTCGGTGATATCTACGATAATGATGGCAATCTACTCGGCACGTTTGGCGAGAATGGTACGTCAATCTTTGCTTGGTGGGCTTTACAGGACGCACAGTTTCAGCAAGGTTATAGTAATCAGTTTGCTGTGATTATGGCTCAAGAAATTGTTGCAGGGACAGCTGAATAATGGCGACATATTACGTTCGTACAGATGGTAATGACACCAACGCTGGCACAGGGCCTGCTACGAATCAAGCGTGGCAGACTATAACCAAGGCTGTCGGCGCAACGGGTGTAGGTGTAGGTGATACGGTTTATATCGCTCCCGGTATTTATCGTGGTAACTTCACCGCTGGATTTACGAACCCAGCAAATGAAGGACAACGCATAACCATAGCCGGTAACCCTACGGCTTCACAATTTACGGGTGTCAATGCTGGTCCGGTTATTCTTACGAACTACTTAACGGACAATGTCTCATTTACTTTGGGAGATATTTTCTCTATTAGTAAAAACTTTGTAACCGTTCAAGACATGATTTTTTATGGATGGACTCCAACACCTAGTCCATTTTATAGACCATTCTCAGCACCAGCGGCTAGTGCTTTAAAGTTGTATCGTTGTCTTTTTGGAGTGCTAAGTTCTAATGCACAAAAGCCACCTGTTCTAGTAACTATCAATGCAGGTAGTACTGGACTTGTAATGCAACAATGTGTTGTTTTAAATGGATGCTTTGCTTTTGGTACAGCTTCACATTCTGGTGCCTGGGATACACAAACAGTTATTAGCGATAACATTTTTATCAACAATAACACTAACTCAGATAACAGTATGTGTATTTCTCTTTTTGGTGGGACATCTGGTCAGATGGGTGGTGTAAAAATTGTAAATAACTATATGCAAGGAGCATCTGGAGTTCGGATGTACAATGCTCTTTCTAACACCTTTCCATCAGTTATACAAAACTGTTATATCGAAGCATCCACAACTGCAATCCAATCTGATGTTGGAAACACCGACAGGATGTTCCAGACTTACAATATTCTAAATGCTCCGACATCGGTTACAAATGTAAGTAGTTCGGCTACGTCAAAAACAAATGCATTCAATCCAATAAACGGATCTATAAGCAAGATACAAGGCTGGGCAGATTATCCGTTTATTAGTGCATTGTCGAACCTAAATGCCGGTGTTAGTGCTGGCATCAATACCAATAGCCCAGCAACGGATATCTATGGTACATCGTGGCTTATCCCTGCGACTCCGAGCATAAACGCCGCTGAGTACGCAAGTTACACGCCATCAAGTCAATACCTCCCAACCGAGCGCAACGCATCCACCATCACAATCGCTCCCGGCTCAACCTCACAATCCATCGAACTGTATCTAGGTGTTACAGGTCTTACAGCCTCCACAAGCGGTCTATCAGCCCGCTACAACCGCACAAGGACTGCAAGCGTAAGCATCCCTCTAGTAGCCCGTACAATCGCTCAGGCTTGGACTTCTGGTGGCTTTGCGGAGGTAGACGCTACCAACATGCCGGGTGTCTACAGATTGGACTTGCCTGATGCTGCTTTGGCTGCTGGTGCTGACGATGTCACTGTTGTTGTACGTGGTGCGTCTGGTACTAACGGTGCGGTGATGACGGTCAAACTGAGCAGTGGTGGCTTGACATCAGCTCAAACGGCATCTGCTGTCTGGGGTGCTTCACCTGCTGGTTACAACGATGCTACGACCTTTGGTGGTGTAGTCAATCAAACAGATTCTGTTGTGAACGGCATTGATACGCAAGTTCAGGATGTTCCATCTCAGGTATGGGATCAAACAAGGGCAACACACACAACGGCTGGAACCTTTGGCGAGTATGTCAACGCTGAGTTGGTGACTCCTGTAACATCAGCCGCTCTTGTTCGCATGGGTCCTTTTGAAGTTAGGGCTGATGGCCTTGGGGCATCTGATCCGCTTGACATTCAGAAGGGCGCACAGCACGGAATCGATATCCAGTGTGTAGACAACAACGGCGCAGGGATTGACATCACGAGCGCAACGGTTACGGCGAAGGTCTATAACTCTGGTGCTACGCTGGTTGACACGTACTCCTGTACGGCAACATATGCAGCTGATGGACGTGCAACCTTTACCATTGACACGACGGTAACGAACACTCCAGGCACTTACACTGCTACGATTACACGCACAACAGGTGCATCTGATACGCAAGTTTTTGGACCTCTGCGCATCTATGTGAGGGATATCTAATGGCATTGATTTATGATTTGACTGAAGACCCTCAGCAGGTCGTGCAAGTCTCCGCATGGGTCGGAGACTGGCACTCCTATGTAGTTCGCTTGGTTGACGAACTAGGAAGCCCTGTGGACATTACGACCGGTACGCTTGGTGCAACCTTTACCAATATTCAGACCGGCTCGACGTATACGTTTCCATCCGGTAGCGTTACGCTCACGAAGCAGTACAGCGCACAGGGAATCTTGTCGGTTCTCAACCCGGCGGCTTATCCAACAGCGGCTGATATCAGGCTTACGATTTCCTTCACGGTGTCCAGCACGGTACGGCGCTTTGGGCCATTGCAGATCGAGGTATTGGCTCCGTGATAAAGATGTCTGTCAGCCTTAAAACAACAGGCATTGATCAATATGTGAAAAGCTTAGACAAAGTAACTAAGATTGTTGGCAAGGCTGCTGCAGATGTTGAAGGCAATGCGAAAAACAGTATCACAAAGCGCAGTGGTAGGTTCCGCAAGTATGGCAAGAATCACTGGTCTAGCCCTCCCGGTACTCCTCCAAACAATGATACTGGTAACCTAGCAAATAGCATCATGCACCGCATGGAATCTAGGACAAGTGCAGAGGTAACGGCTCTTGCGAAATATGCTGTTCCTCTTGAGTTTGGATGGACATCTAAAGGTGGCAACACAGTACCGCCACGCCCATTCATGGAGCCTGCATTAATGAAGGTCAAACCGGCATTTGTAAAAGCACTAACACGAGTATTAAAGGCTAAGTAATGGCATACGAACCGGCAGTGATTGAACAATGGATCTACGAAACCCTGAGTGGTGATTCTACGCTCTTGGATTTGCTTGCTCCTGACAATAAACCTAACGGCTTTCAGATGGGCATCTATAACACAGTGGCTCCACAGATTGACCCAATCAGCCGTAAGCCTGTACAAGTGCCTTATGTGGTGTTCAGTCGAGCTGGGGCAAGTGGTGATGACGAAGACACGCTATGCGGTGCTAGAGTTTTCACGTATCCAAACTACAGAATAACTGTGTGGGATACTGAAAGCGGTGCGATGAGTATGGCAAGAATCCAAGCCATCATGAATCGCATTGATACACTTTTAGATAATCAAACGGTAACCACTACTACCCCAAGGCTCTATGTTCGCAGGGTATCAACGGATCAAACCTTTGCATTATCAGATGGTGGCAGGACGGATTACGGGGTGACAGCGGTCTATCGCTGCTTGACCCAGCAGTAGGAGTAGACAATGCCTTTTACAAAATCGTTTGGTCTGGTTGGTGAGAACTGCGTGGTAACCATCGCCTTTGGTGGTTTCCAAGATGGTGCGCCTTCAGCCTTTACCGCTAACACTTACACCTGTTTGGCTCGTTCCGTGCGAACATCTACCACGGTTGACACAGCCGATGTTTCTGCACTCTGCGACACAACCAAGAAGATGCAAGTTACCAAAGCATCTGGTTCGATTGAGATTGAACTCTTGGTAGACGGCACACAACAAGCTGATGGTTCCCCAGTCTTCTTCAATAAAGAGGGCTATTACTGCCAAGTGGTCATCACTCCTGGCGCATTGAATGCAAAGACCTTTGTCGGCATTGTCACTGCCACAGGAATCAGCATCAGCAACGGTGAAGCGGTCACTGAGACTGCAACGATTACCCTTGGTGCTAACGGTGTAGCCACCGCATGGACAAGCGCATAATGGGTATCAAAGCCATCAAGGCGGTTGAGCCTGAAGTAGAACACGGAATCCTAGAAGTAGATCTTAGTGAGTGGGCTGGTGAAGAAGCCATCGTAAAGTTCCGACAACCTAAAGCAGCAGACTACTTCCCGGATGCGGGTGATCTACAGAAGCTCAGAATCTCATATGCTGAAATGGCTCCTAACCTTTTGGTCAACTGTCTTATCATCGGTAAGTGCTACATTCCTGATATGGATGACCCAAGCGATGTGGCGTTTATACGTGTATTGCTTGACTTAAGTCGCAAGAACACACAAGCGTTTTATGCTATCTACTGGTCGTTCATTCATAAGTATGTTGATGTGCCTGTAACCCAAGAGGTAGCAGACGCAAAAAACGACTCGGCGGTGTAGGGTCGCTTATTGCTTATTACTGCATTAAGTACCTGCACCGTCATCCATCAGAAGTAGACCTGACCCTTGACCAAATCTGGGAAGTTGCCGTGATTGCTCAGGATCTAGAGAAGCACGAAATTAACATGATAAAGGCAACAAGGGGCATACTGTGACAGTAGCACAACTTAACGTAAAGCTCGGTGTTGATGGAATAGGGCAGATTAAATCTGCCCTGAATCAAGTACACGTAGGCCTACAACAAGTCAGAGATAAAGCAACAAGTGCGGCTGGATCACTATCAGCCATTGGTGGTGTTGCGATTGCTGGTACTGTTGCTGGCTTTGGTATGCTTGGCAAAACAGCTATAGACGCAGCGGTGTCATTTGAATCGCTCACTATGCGACTGACCGCTATTACTGGTAGTGGTAAAAAGGCAGCTGAAGTCCTAGACATGGTTCGTAAGGTTTCAGCACCTTCTCCTTTTACGTTCAACCAGTTGGCTAATCTTGCGGTTGGTCTTGAAGCCGCAGGTGTAGAAACAAATGCTTTACTTCCTAGGCTTGCACAACTTGGTGCTGCTTTTGGAGCAGATGAAGAAAAATTAAAATCCTTGCTAAACATGACGCAAAAGTTTAAGGCTGGTATGTTGCCTGACACTGAGCAGTTATCAATGTTTGGTATGAGTCGATCAGACTTTGCAAAGCAAGGTATAAAGTTTGACGCTGGTGGTGGGTTAGAAAAAGGTCAAGAAATGAAGGTGTTTGAAGCCTTCATAAAAATCATTGATACAAAGTACAGCGGGATGTTAGATAAACTTGCCAATACGACTGAAACTAAATTGGCTTCACTTCAAGACGCATGGGAAGGATCCATGCGTACAATCGGGCAAAAGTTAGTTACAATCTTAACTCCGTATATAAAGTATGCCACTGATTTCATAGGGCGCATGATGGATAGCGGAGTGTTGGCAGACTTAACCGAAAAGTTTCTTGGGCCATTAACTAACTTTACTAAGGCATTTACCGACGGGAATGTTCAAGCAAGTGTAGATAAGTTATTGGCATCAATACTTGCTTTTACTGCATCTATTCCAAATATACTTATGCAGACATTTGAGAACGTCGGTAAGTTGTTTACAAATATTTTTGCTCAAGCCAGACAAATGGCTGCTGAACTTGGCCTAACCAAAGACGAACGTTACAACGAGTTTTCCCGTAAAGCTGGAAACATTGCAAGCTTTGAATCCACTGGCTTATATTCCAAAGAACGAGCTGCTAGAGAACTTGCTGATTTGGAATCTAGATATGGTTTTAAAAGCAACCCAGACATCATGTCAGGTGTTGATTTTGGGAAACCTTTTACGGAAGCACAAAAGTTTGCCGACAGTATTCTTGCTAAGATGGCTTCAACAAAAGCCCCTGAAGCAGGTGGAGTCCCTCAACCTTTTGGGCCATACTTCAAGCCGGGGGAAGAACCGGGCATGGCTGGAAGTGCTGTCGGAGAATCCAACGACCTGCTACTACGTATTGCAAAGAATACAGGCGATACGGCAGATGCTTTGACCCTACGCAGGGAAACTTTAGGCGGTGGCACCATGGGTGCTATTGGTCTTACAGGGGCTGAGGTTGCGGCTGTAAGCGGCTCATACGGTATGTTCGGTAACGGGCTCATCCCAGCAGGTACAGACTTGGAAAGAGCAATGCGTAGAATCATCAGAGATGAATCACGGCGTAACGGTCAACCCGGTGTTATGGGGCGCTTCTAATGGCTAACGTTCATCCACTGCTGGTTGAGTTTGACGTACCGGAACCACGCCCACAAAAGGGGCGTTTGATGGTTGCTGGTGATGGCACTGTCTACGGCTTTGATATCACCAACTCAAGCAACGTTTGGCAAGACCCAGCAACGCTTACAACCATGCTCGCACCACTGCCGGTTACTACTGCATGGCAGACAACCTACAGCGGATCATATGCCCGTTATCAAAAGACAGACTACACGCTAATCACAGCCGCCAAATGGAAGCAGATGCAGATAAAAGCATCAGGCGATTACTACCTGCAATCTTTGGATGTCACAGAGCGTGTAACACTTACAACTGCGTTTAGTGCTAATCAAGCCGTATACCTGAGCCTCTATGTCCCCGGGCTCAAGGACAGCGATAAGAGCGTTATCCTGAAAGCCGGATGGGGTGTAGGTAGTGCTGGTTCTGTCGAAGTGTGGTTTGCAGCTAATGGCACCGCACAAGTGTTCAAGTCTGGTGTGCTTGTTGGAAGTTATGACCGTGGAGATAGCAACATTGCTCCAACGGTAGGGGCATCAACTGCAAAGGCCAGCCGGTCAGACTTCATCAGCATTATGATGATTCCTGCCCGTAGGCGAGAGTTGATTGTAGCGACATCTAACGGGACAAACTTTAGCCATGTCTTTGCGGATCTCAGCCCAGCAACGGCAAACACCATCGTCCCTGCTGCTGCATTCTCGTGGTTAGTGCCTACTGGGCAGGCTACTGTTCAGCTCGCAAAGTGTAACTTTGAAACATCCGGTTACGTGCTAACACAACCTAAGAGCCTACGTTACGCACCGCCTACAGGGGCAACTTTTTCGGCTACATTTGCTGGTGACAATGTTGGGATAGGTTCGACAACCTTTACCGCTTCCGTAGTCAAGGCTGATGGCACTTCCTATACTCCAAACGGTGTTATCAAAGATGTTAGAGGTAAGGTTGCCTTGACTGGTGCAGGCACGGGTACTTTTGGTTTGTACTCTGTAGACATCCTATACGACCCTCCAGTTGGATCTACTTACGATGGCACGGTGGATGTTACCCAATACATCAAATCGCTTACGCTAAGTGTGGACGAGGATGGAAAATCGACTTGTGAAATAACAGCGATTGCAAAGCAGTTGGTGGATGCTGGCGTAGAACAACCAGACGTTACATCAGACCGACCAGTGCGGATTGCTTTATCTGATGGGGCAACAACACCAACATATCAAGATTTCTTTCGAGGTACGCTCCAGCCTCCACGCATTGAATACCTTGATCGTGACACGTCATATAACTGGGCTACCTATCGGTATTCAGGGGTTGACCGTAGTGGTGACTTTGAACTGGCTTGGTTAGTTGAGTCATTCCCATACGATGGCATTGCAGTTGTAAACGCCATCATTGACCTAATGCTGATTGCTGGTTACGATGCAAACATTTATTTCGGCGGTGATACACCACTGCAAGAGTTGCCATACACAACCAACATATCTAAAGGTCAATACAGCCTTGCTCCTGATTATGGCGATACGGTTGGCTCCTACCTTGAAAAGATAAAGCAAGAATATTACGCTACATGGATTACCGGGTGGATGCCGACAGCGTCTGGTTACCTGTATCAGTGGCTTGATGTAGACAATGCCAGCACCGCTTCTTCAATGACGCTATACCAAAGCATCGCAGACGCTACGACCGCTGGCGTGGCTGAAGTGCTACGCCCACAGCGTGTGATTCGTAGTCTGAACTCTTACTACGAACAACCAGAATGCACACAGGTTACGGTGATTGGTCAAGATCCAAACACAGGGTTACGAATCCCGTATACACAGATAGACAGTGCAGCTGAAGATGCTGACACACCACCTGCAAGCCGTCCAAGAAACTGGAGAGGCAGGCCTGTACCGTATCAGTTCAAAGACCCAGCGTTGAACACATTAGATGCTGTTACGGCAGCGTGTTTGATGCTTTACAGCAGGCTTACTCCCGGTCGTACGATGATCGAGTTTGATGCAACATTCTTGGTTTACAATATTTCCAACCGGCCTGTATGGCTTGGGGATGTTATCAAGCTCATGGATACAGATGGCACAACCGTACTTGGAAACTACCGAATCATTGCGATACCAAGCATCGAGTTTGTTCAGGAGATTACACCGGGCTTTAGCCCTTTGTTCAATGTCCGCAAAGCTTCCTATCGTGCTGTCTACGTTAGCGATGGAACCTAGCCATGCCATACCTTGACGGTACACGTACAGCCACGCTCACAATGAGCCACACACAGAATGTACAGATTCGTATATGGAACCCATTTGCTGTACAGCCTGAAGAGCCTAACTGGAATACACACTTTACCGATTTCACCTTTGGTGGGCATCTAGGCTTTTCGGCATCGCTTGCCATTGCTACTAACGTGGTTGCACCATCTCCAGGCTCTGCGTGGTCTTGGGAACTGCGAGCAAACATCACGGTAAACAACGGACACGGTAGCACGGCTACAAGCTACAAAGTGTTGGCATCCGGAAGCGAAACCGGAGCAACTACATACAAGGATGTAAGCGCAACCTGTGCCGGTGATTTCTCGGCATCTGTAAGCGTAGATAAACTTTGGGATATTGCCGAGGCTGGGTTTTCTTCTTCTACCGCACCGACAAGGTTTCCCAGCCTAACCTCCTACACTTGGTATGAACGCACCACCACGGGCGCTACAGCGGCTTGTAGCCTATCTGCTGGCGGTAGTGCTGTTAGTGTGTCGGCTGCTGCATCATCTAGGCAAACGGCTAACTACACTGCAACGCTTGATGCGTACGGCTTTAGCTCCGGTAACAGTCGGCACGACTTTGCAGTTAGCCTTGTGAAGGTCAACGGTACAGCCGTACACGACATCACACACGCTCACACTTTCCACAATCAATCTGCTACCGAATGGAGCCTGTCCGTACTTGGTACAACCGACAGCTTTGGCATTGTTAGCACGGCATCAGCTGACATCGGTACTTCTTCCTGTCTCGATCGCAATGTGTCTATTGCTGGCAGGATTCGTGCTTGGGAGGGAGCATATCCAGATGCTCTAAACGTGATTGTAACCGGCTATGACGGTGGAACACGCACTGTAGGCTCTTCTGGTGGCTCATACGGGGCAACAGATACCTTTGTGGACTACAGCACGACATCGGTACTTGTTGACCCTACATACGGAACAGATACGCTAACCACTCAAGCAGACGATGTACCTACATGGATTTCTGCTGAACTATCCGGCAGTGGTCTAACAACCAACGGAGACAGTAGCACGGACAACCGTGTACTGTTCCGTGGTTGGCGCTTCAATGGTTGGAGCATTAGCGAAACTAACAACCGAAGCATAGCAGGTACAGGCAACGACCGAACCTACGCACCATATGAAGGTATGTCCGGATACCGTTACCTTCAGATACAGATCAAAGCACAATCCGGCACTAACGCTCCCGGAACCATCGAGCTGACCGATTACCACGGCAACACCAAAAGATGGCAGGTTGTGGCTCCTACGACCTCCTACAGCACCATCACTCTTGACCTTTGCTCTCCTGATACATGGAGCCTTGGTGCTACTCCGGCAACCGATGACAAGGACAACCCGTACCCACGAAAGAACACGGCATCAAGCAGCTACGCAGGAAGCGAAAGCGTTGATTCGGCTTACTGGGGTATCACATCATGCCAGCGTCTAAGGGTGCAAACCGGAAGTATTGACATCGGTACAACCACGCTGGTTTACACAAACACAGACAGCACTTACGTCCCGGATTCCTTTACTGCTCAGTTTGAACGCATTACACCTGCTATCGTTTCGGAAGCCGACACGACTACCTACTATTACGGCAGACGATTCTGGCAACAAGACCGTGATGGCAGATGCGAAGAAGAATCCGACGTATGGTGGCAGAAGACCGTCGGCGGTGCAACAGGTGTTACTACCTACAGCGTAGATCCGGTAACGATAAGCGAGCTGTGCGACCAGATAAACGCATCAGATAACAGTATTGTCAGGCATCCCGGCTGGACTGCTACAAACTCTGTTGCGTATCCCGCTGGTGCTACCTGCTCGGCATCACAACCACCATTGCGGGACTGCTTCTTGAATGGTGTCACTGGCTATAGTACATGGCTACGAGGTGGCGGTATTCTTGCCACGCATAACGCTACAACTGGTACAGACTTTGCATACGGTCACCAACTAGCGCAAGGTACGATTACAGCCCAGACGCTCTTTGATCGCATCAACGGTAACTTCCCACCGGATCTCAATGACCCGTTCGATGTCAACGGCGGTACAGATTCTGGGTTGTACTTACCGGCGGGAAGTTTGCTCCGTGGCATCGCTCATGGCGCTCTGCTTGACAATGCAGGAGACCCGCAGACCACTGGGACAGTTGATCTACTGCTTGCATCCACGAGCGCAAACCGTGGCACAGATAACACGATTGACGGTGAGGGACGGTATTACACAAGCACTCCCTGGGGACTTGGTGAAAGCAATCACAACGTTGACTATGTAGGCAATACAATCGGCTTATTGCCACTGCATACAAGCCATCGGTTTAGGTGTTGGTTTAGAGAGCAACAGTTAGCGGGTGTATGTGTTTCTGCTTCCGTGGCTCCAAACCATCGGATGTGCTATGCCGTTGTGGAAGACGGAGCGGTAGCACTGCACTTTGCCGATGGACCTAACGCAACAAACTTTGTGATGCAACTTACGAGCATTACCGATGCTTCATGCGTCCACATTGCATACGATCCAACCAGTGCAAAAAGTCGGCTGTATATAGTGGTCGAAGCATCAGGTAGTGACATCAAAGAATATTACACAGAAGACGAGGGGGTGACGGTAAGCATGGCAGTAACAGTAACAAGCAACGGCAATGATGCCAGTGTGGCAATCAACCCGATGGGTAAAAGAATCGTGCTCTACCATCATTCTAACGACCTTTACAGGGTTATCTACGACCCACAGGGGAACGTTATAACAGCAGCCAGCATCATAGTCACCGGAGGGGTTCAGAACGGGAAGACGGCTATTGCTTGGCGCTTGGGTGTTTGGTACGCCTATTACCGTGATGGTGGTAGCAGTCTCATCCAGATATCGAGCATCGATGATGGGGAAACTTGGAGTTAGAAGAAGGGGTGGTGGGCAGCGAAGATGCAGAAGGGAGACTGCCCACCGTGTCGGGAGATAAGATCGACAAAAGGAATATATCACTATGAATAGACCTATCGCACTTAGAGCAGCTAAAGAAGCTTTGGATAATGTCGGTGTGCAGGAAGTTGGAGACAACCGAGGCAAGGCGGTACAGATATACCAAGCCTCCACCATCCCACCTGTACCACCCGGTAGCCCTTGGTGTGCTGCGTTTGTTGTCTATCGGCTACGGAATGCAGCTCACGACCTAGCCCTAACAATCCCCCTAGACTGGCCACGCTCGGCTTACTGTCCCGATCATGGCAACTGGGCACGAAGAACAAAGAACTGGGTATCGGTCAAGGATGCGGAAGCAGACCCTACCAAAGTGCGTATCGGTGACCTTGCTTGCTTTTGGTTTGCACCGCTCAACCGCTTGGCTCACATCGGTATCGTGACCGGGGTATTCCCTTGGGGTGTCAAGACCGTTGAGGGTAACACGAGCCCAGAGATGGAAGATGAAGACAAACCAGAGCGTGAAGGTGACGGTGTCTACCGCAAAGCTAGAGCATGGCGTGAGCTTGGCAGTAATGGCGGTTTCGTAAGCATCGATTGGTAGTATCAAGCAACGAACCCGGCAAGCCTCTCTTAGATGCTCAAACCGCCGGGTCTCTTTTTGAGTGGGTGTTTCCATAATGGAAAGAGTTGACAGCAAAAGACCACCCGACTTACGAGGGGTGGTCTTACGCTTCCAAGCACCGTTTTGTAGTTGTTTTGATTTCCCTTGCGGGTGACCTAAGTCTACCGCATCAGCTCCGCAATCCAATCAGCAACCCATTTGCGGATGTCATATTCTGATGGTGGACCCCATGCAAACTGCTCGCCATCAATGAAGATGTCAACACCGTTTGAGCTAAACACCATGTGCGTCATAGCACCCTTGAAAGTGTGGATGAAAAGAGTACGAGCGATTGGCTCACTGGAAAAGCGCACTGTCTTGGTGTAACGGAAGGAACCGTTCTCTTCGTCCCAGTTGCAATCGTTGCTAATCTCTACAGAATCAAACTGATGCTCTTTACCCTTGATGGCTGCCGTAAGGCGCTCAAACGTGTACTGCTCTGCTACTGTCATTACTTATCTCCCTGCGGTATATATCCGCACTGAGAATATACACCCAGTGCGGATACTTTGTCAAACAGTTTTTATTGTTACGGATTCCGTTGCTGGAATAATCTCAATCCCTGGAGCATGGATCGTGGCAAAGTCACTGAGCTTGCTAACCAGCACGGTGTGCTTTGTCTTTATCGCTTCCGGGTTGTGATGCATCAGCCATGCAACCGTTTCTTCTTCGTCCACAACCTTGACACGCTCGGCTATAGTCCTAAAGGAAACCGTGCCATAAGGGCAGGTCCATGTCTTGACCTTCAGGCTACCGTCGGCTTTGCGTGGCAGTTGGCTCAGTGCGTATTCTTTCAGCTGTGCATCGTACTGTCTTTGTAGCCAATCAAGCCGTCGTGATTGCTTGCCGATGATGGCTTGGCAGTTTGCCAAGATGGCGTGCATCTTTGCTGTCTCGGCATCTATGGCTGCCTCAATGTCCATACGCTTGCGCATGACCAGCAGTGCGAGATCTTCTGGTGATTCCTCACCTGTTATCCAACCTGATGCTGGACCGGCATACTCGCCGGTTTCCGTATCCCACAGCTCGCCATCGATTACATCAAAACTCATCTTATTACCTCCCAATCTTCCCTTGCTTCCTGAATCGCTCTGTCGTACAGGTCATCAATACACGGACACCAAACGTGATTCATGCCATTAGGCCTGTGCATAATGAGGCTCTTTTGTCCTATGGTTGAGAACCGGACAAAAGTGCCCGGCTCCCATGCTTTGCGCCTGATGCTCAAGCCCTCAAGCAATCGCAGATATACTTCCCCGAATCTCAACGCTGTAAACCTCTAGGCTTGATTGGCTCAGAAATAACGATGTTACCTTGCGGTCCTCTTGGCAGCTGATTGGTTGCCGTGTTGCCATCGTCATCTTCATCGGCTGATATCGCCAGGAGTGCAGACACCGAGTAGCGCCTACCATAAGTAAGAGCAGAACCAAGGCCGTGTGCATCAGGCTTAGTTACCGGGATGGTTGCCGTGGTGCTGATCCACTCACCGCTGGTATGGATGATGCGGCTCTCTACTGTAATCGCTACAACCTTGCCATCTGTGACGTTGGTTTCTGTAGTGCCTTGTGTAAGCATCAGGTCGTTAGCCGTCAGGATAGGGCGCAGAGCATCCAAGATGCTGTCAAGGGTAACGTACTTGGAGCGGAAGGCGGGGTTGGTGCCTTCCTTGCTGATGCCCTGCATACGGCTTTGTGCCTTGATGAGTGAAGGGGCGATAGCCCCTATTGTTTCGCTACTTGTCATACATCTTCTCCCATTCTTTCGTTGATGCTGTTGATTCGTTTGATGATTTCATCTCTGTTATCGAGATCAACGTCACCTTCGCTCACAAAGTTTTGTGCAAGCTCGCTGTCACGGTTAGCCATGACGTAGTCTGCCACCGCTTCTACCCGCAGCTCATAAACCGAGCCACACTTACAACCATGACCACGGTCACCGTAATAATCTACTTCTTCCATAAGTTCGCTAGGTATGTAAACACCTAGAAAATCATCAGCGTGTACTGTCATCGTTATTCTCCCGTTACGTGGTTGGATGCATCAGCGTTGTAATCGTCTGGATCTGCAATCTTGATGCAGACATCGCCCATGCCAAAGATAACCACATCATCTTCTACCCGGATATCTTCGTCTTCACACTCGTTGATTGCGTCAATGGCTTCGTCAAGATCGATGTCGTGAAGTCCGGATGGGCTACTGAGCTGAAGGCCCATGCCTTCTTCGATGGCCCACTTGACTGTTGCGATTGCTGATGTCTTCATTTCTTATCTCCCGTACCGCTTGGTACATCACTAATATATATCCAGAATATATATATGTCAAGGGCTTGACAGGTCAATATATCTATATGGTATATAGATTGCATGATTAGAGGATTGACCCAAAACGAGCTGGCACGGCGGACTGGTTTCACCCAGCCACGTATCAGCGACTATGTAACTGGAAAGAAGGCTCCTAGTGATGCCAGCCTTCTCAAGCTCGCAGAAGCAATGGACATGGATCCAGCGGAACTCTCAAAGCAGTTGATGCTACGCAGGACACTGCGTAAAGGTAAAGCACCGGAAGCACCAGAGCAACCGGGCGAATAGGTATATAGGGAGATAAAGAAGATGCGACGATGCAACGAATGTGGAAACTCGGTAGAAGATACAGATCGAATGTGTACGGCTTGCCGATTAGCAGAATGGCGGCACTTCCAGACCTTGGAGATGAACAAAAGGAACCGGCAGAATGCGCTGGATGCTAACCGGGCTGCATACCTTGGACGCAAGAAGGCGATACGGGACAGTATCAAGGCTGGTGTTATTACTGCGCTGACGGTTCTGCTGTTCTTGGCGCTTGTATCTGCTACCCGTGATGCCATCCGGTATGAATGGGAAACAAAGCCGGCAATGCTCAAAGCCAATGGAGTTAAGTGACACCGAGTAGAACAACCATCAGACAGACGCTCCGGGCTCTCTCAAGGACACCGGAGCGTTTACTGTCTCACGATGAGATGGTACTACTGCACAGTGGATGGAAGCACGGCATCATGCAGGACGAGTGCCTAGATGCAATGGTGCGTCATAACCTTGGTTTCATCCGGGACGTGTGCAAGGTAATCAAGCACAAAGAACACTTCATCGATGCCTGTCAGTACTGCGTTGAAGGTGTCATCAGGGCGATCGAAAAGTGGGAGCCTGAACGAGGGCTACGCTTCTCGACCTACGCTCACCCGTGGATCTACCAGAAGCTCAGGCGCTACCAATCCAACTACCTGCGAACAATTAGGATAGCCGAACACGCTGTAGTCAAGTGGCATAAGCTGCGCAGATTCTACGTGTTGTTAGAGTTGGAACTAAAGCGCCCACCAAGTGATGCGGAACTGTCAGAACGCTCTGGCATGACCATAGAGACCATCGAGATGTGCAGGACGGCTCACGGCTTGGAGCCTGTATCGATGCACCACGGCATCCAAGGCACTGACCTTGTGCTGTACGAGTCTGCTGTTTTCGGTACAACCCAGAGCGCAGAGGATGAATATCTCGAAAGTGTGGAGGAAGGAAGCGCAATGGATCATCTTTCTCGGCTGGATGATGAAACTCGGCAGATGGTTGTGTTGCATCTTGGTCTAGATGGGCGTGTACCGCAGACAATCCACATGATAGCCAGTCGCTACCGTTTACCGCCCGTAGTGGTCAAGCAAAGGCTGGCAGAGGCTATAGCAGAACTGAGGCAGAACCTTGAAACATCTTGAAGACAAAGAACAGATAGCCTTGATAACTTGGGTACGCCTGATGGAATCCAAGCATCCTGAACTGGCAACCTTGTACCACTGCCCTAACGGTGGGCATCGTGACATCAGGACAGCTGCCAAGTTCAAGGCTATGGGTGTCAAAGCCGGAGTGTGGGACATCTTTTTACCTTGCCCAGCACCGGGGCTATTTGTCGAGATGAAGGCTGGTAAAGGTCGGCTGACACCGGGGCAGGTCTCATTCCGTGATGCGCTTATGCCACACGGGTATTCTTTCGTGGTTGCTTACTCTTGGCATGATGCCGCCAAGGCTATAGCCGATCATGTTGGGTTTAGTTTTGATGTATAATATGAATGTTCCTTTCTGTGTGGAATAGGCTTTGCCACCCTCCGGAGTAGCTACCGGAGGGTTCCTAGCAGAACGGAAACATCACACAGAAAGTTGATACATCATGGCACTTCCTGCCACTGATGCCGTTCAGGCTATCGCCTTCCTGCGGCATCTATTCAAACCGTACACTGACGGCTTTATTGAGATCCGTCCACTCTCCAAACACAAACCACACGCCAACCGGACAACCTACCGACTCCCTGAATGCCTGAAGGGTGAAGCCGGACAAGCACTTAGCCAGCACATCATTTCACTTGCTATGCGTGGTTATGATGTTTATGTAGGTGTCTGTCCGAGGGTTGCTCCTGAAGGTCCGGGACGCAAGCTCGGCAAAGATGCCATAGAGCAAGTTGGGGCAGTTTGGGTAGATCTAGATTCCAAGGTTGAGGGTGCAACTTCTGAAGTTCTACTTAATAGCTGCGACATCGTTGTGAGTACAGGCAATGGTTGGCATGGCTACGCACTAACCAAGAGCGTAAGCAAGGTAACCACGGCAAGAGACCGGACAACCCTAGAAACCAGAATTAGGCATTGGGCAAATGGGTTGCTTCCAGGTACTGACAACGTATCCAACGTAGATAGGATATTGAGGGTCCCCGGTACGCTCAACTGGAAAGATAAGGACAATCCTAAACCCGTGACACTCCTAAAGGGTGGCGGTATAAAACCAACCTACAAGCAATCCTTGTGTGTTGAGATGCTGGGTGATGAGCGGTTAGACGCTCTGCTGGCATCTGCCAAGGCTGGCGAGCTAGGACACGCTATCCCAATGATTCGCCATGCTTCCGGCAGATATACAGGATGCTTAGATACATTCTTCCTTGAACTCGAACAGGCTTGCGTAAAAAGCAAATCTGATGCACGATGGTCATTCCTTTTGGATATTGTCCGGGCAGACCTGCCGGAGATTATGGAGCATTACTTTGGCCATTGATTGGGATGACATCCCGGTAGTACCCGACATCAAACCGGAACGTAAGCAACGCCAGCCGGGGGAGCCTTTAGGTGATGGCACCATGGCGAAACTTTATCAACGCCATCCAGAGGGCGGTGGCCCTTACGGTGGGCGTGATAACGCTCTGACCGCTTACATCGGCTATCTGCGATCTACACGCATTGATTACGATTCAGCCTACCCTGCTGCACTGGCTTGGAATCTTCAGTGGTGCGATCCACCGATGGCAGAACACGAGGTAGCAGAAAAGGCTGGCCGTGCTTGGTACGAATGGAAAGATTCCGACCTGCCGGAACTTACCCCCGCTATGCTCCGGGAGCAGTTAGCCCAGAAGGTAGAGCCTAAACGCAAATTAGAGTTTATGAACTGGGCGCAGTTCTGCGAGGCGGCATCAGCTGCGGATGATGCTC